GCACCAGTATATTTGATCTCGATATCATAGTGAAGTTCGTTGCCTTTAACACTATCCGGTACTAACGGCGGCCAGAACATAGTCTCCTGATTGGAGTTTATGTTCTTCTTGTGTGTCCATGTGAAGTTGTACTTTGTGAGCAACTTAGTAAATTCGGGTGCTGTAAGTTTAGGCTGTGTCATAATGTTGTCTCCTTATATTATTGATTTTTCTCCTTATTTGTCTTCACTGGGTATAGGTGTGAACGTGCAAGGCAAGATAGAATAAGAACAGCCGTAAACAGGTGTATAGGATTCAATGCCATTAACGAGATTGTATTCAATCTCTTTGATAGTGAACCGTGTACACCAAGGACACTTTTCTGTGTAATTGATTGTACTGTCGGTTTTTATTGGCATTGGACTCTCACCTGTTCGTTCGTCCCACCATTCTTTGCGATGTTTGGTGCTAGCCGCTTTATAATAAGTATCAATGAATGTCTTTACATCTTCAGATGTGGTGAAAACATGTTCATTGAACGGCACCATGTTGTTCGTATCGAGATCAGTACCCAGTTCTTCATACTCGATATGCCACTGCATTCCCAAGCTATTGATATATTCAATAGATGGAAGAATGGGATGGTCATATCCCGTGTAAACACGAGAATTGGGCTTATCAGTAAAACCGATAGATAACTGCTGATATTTATCAGTAAGTGCATTGGCAACAGCACCATCTTTATCATCTTTGATATAGAGATGGAATGTGCCAAGATCAGGGTTGTTGAAAGGCAAAATGTTGCGATGCGTTTTGAGATGTTTCATAAATGCTCCTTAAATGATGTTGTCAAAGTTATTACTGCGAAAGCAAGCCCAAGGGGCGATAAACGCATAAGTAGGTCAAAAATAACCTCGCTATAGTTGCCTATAACGAGGTTATATGAATTTTTAAGAATAAGCAGTTATGCTCTTGCAACTGCGACTTCGACGACACAGTATGTTTCGTCGTTATACATTCTTCTGTATCTGTCGCAAGTAGCATATGCAGTAGCATATGCGTTGCTTTCATCTGTGTAGTATCCAAGTATGTGATTGTCATGCATAAGTACGAACATAGTTGTGTCCTCCTTCGATTGAAAAATCATCCGTTGGGATTTCCGCCATCTTGGACCATGTGACTGACTTAACCTCATTCATTTTCATTTTTGTATCATCCTTTCACACAGAATCACCCAACCTTTACCCCAGTTATTTCGAAGAATTTGTCTGAATCAAAGTTTGGAATACTCATGATGATTTGCTTTTCATTATATGAAAGACCTTTCCACCATTCTTTGCAACAGTCGGAGTTGTCGCGCTTCTTTAAATAACCGCCTTTTGTTTTGTGTTCAGGGTGTTCAACCTTTTCTTTATTGGTCATATCATCTGAACAAATCCAGACAACTGGTCTGAAATCAATTCTGTTCATCAACCAATATGCCTCTGAGTTTCGCCACTGGTCAAATGTCATGTCTGTTTTTTTATCAAATAACCGCAGCTTTTGGTTCTTGGTATTGAAACAGCCAACCACATGGGAAGCCTTGTTCCAATCACCGCTGTTCCAATCACCGCTGTTATAATTACCGCTGTTGCAATCACCTCTGTTCCAATCACCACTGTTCCTGCTACCGCTGTTCCAATGACCGCTATTGCTATCACCGCTGTTGCGATTACCGCTGTTCCAATGACCGCTATTGCTATCACCGCTGTTGCGATTACCGCTGTTCCAATGACCGCTGTTATAATTACCGCTGTTGCGATTACCGCTGTTCCAATCACCGCTGTTGCAAAAGCCAGTACAAGCCTTTCCTGTGTTGACGATGGTCAGCACTTCTTCCCAGGTGACTTCACGCACTATCTTAATCCTGTTAGTGCTGCACTTGCCACCATCTTCCTCAACATCACCAAGGGCAATGACTTCTGCGACCTTGTTATTGGGGTCAAATCCGTAGTAATTGAAACAGTCTTTCGCCTGTTTGCAGAAATGGAAGCCAGTTCCACAAACACTTGGTTTCTCATGTTCTTCATAGACCTTTCCAACCTCATACTGGAAACCTCTGCATGTCCAATCAGGATTGAAAACTTTGAATCCCTTTACATTTTCCATCTTTGAACCCCTTCCTTTCAAGCAAATCTCATTAAATAAGTACTTTTTCATTTTTGTATCCTCCTTCGTTAAGAATGAAAAGTCAAATTCTCAAAGATAGAAATTTTCGTAAGAACAATTTCATCTTGAAGCATCGTTATAGATTGGCACTAAAGTGATAGTTCTTAGCAGTAAAATGCCATGTAAACCAGAAGAGCGCCGATTGAGAGCGCCCAAAGAAGCCAGAATCCGGCTGCTCCAATTAAGAATAATGTAACTCTGTCTGTCATAGTCTGTTACATCCATTTCGTTATAAATATGACAGAATCAAGCCATAAAGATAATTTTAGTTAAAAAATTATCTTATACAAGAGGGTGAAACCCTAATAATAAAAAAAAAAAATAGCCCGATGAAATGATCTCATCGGGCTATCTTGAAGGAGGGAAAGGAGGCAAATGATAATTAGCTTATATTACTTAGTCTAACTAACGCGTGATTTTGCGCTACAAAATCACGGGAAGGGCCTTGCTAAAGATCTGAGATTGGTAAATCGTGTAGGTGTTTTGATAAAAACACAAATATAGTTCTGTTTGTTTCTTGTTTCTTGGAAATACCTTCGGAAAAAATGTCCCAACATCGAAAACTCTTAAAGAGACGAAGTGGGACGAAGGTGAGAAAAAGAATAAAAAATTGTATCGCTGTCGCGATACAGTGGGATTTCTTAAGAAATTGCAAGAGGTATTCGTAGTTCATTGATCATACGCAGTTGTGTTAAGTGCTGCACACACTTCCGCATCTGGTCAAAGGACACAAAAAAAAAAGAAACCCTCAGATTGATTCTCTGAGGGTTCCAAGCTTAAGAAAGGAGGTTTTATGAAATGGCAAGAAGAAATTCAATCTCCGGAAAAAACAAGATTTCATAAGAAATCTTGGGACAAAAATAATCTTTATATAAAGAAAAAGAAAACCCAGCACACTTAGCGTATACTGGGTTGTTTGTTGCGTTAGGCTGGGTTTAAATATGTGGCAAGGTCAGTTATTGGGCCTCCAAGGACCATAATACCCATGATGAGAATGAGTAATGCACATAACACTAACTGTAAGTCGTTTTCTGTGAATTTCATGACTTGTTCTCCTCCGGTGTGTGCTTGATGTCCTGTATCATAATGATTATGCACAATATAAGACTACATAGCAAACATGTCGCAAACGGAATTATTGCCAACAGGTACTGGTGGATGATAATTCCGATAATAGGCAATCCAAATAAAAAGAATGCATATACAGCAAAAAAAAGAATAGCAAAGAACGACTGTGTTTTATTTTCCATCATGTTTAGAAACCTCCTTAGTATGTAGTACAAGGACTAGCCGCCCCGCGATTTTCCAAAGAAAATTGCGGTGGCTTGGTTGGGAAAAAATAGTCCAGACAACGCCTGGGCTATATTCGGTTTGGTTTTGTTATTCCATGACTGGAACAGAATGAATATTTATGTTCCAGAGTTTGTTGATGATGGGATCATCGTCCGTTTTGATTTGAGCATAGTGAATATCACTGTTAGGACGATATAGTTCGATGAATAAACCCCATTCATCATCTCTTTGGACGCTGACGATATCATCATCGCGGATACCACAGATAACATCACCTCTGAAAACTGGATTCATTCGACCAAGAGACGTATCATCTTCAAAAGCGTTATATTCCAAGTTATATTCAAGATTGTCGTAGAACTTCTTCTTGATATTTTTCTGAGACTCGGTAGAGAATGCAGAAAAAGGAATATCGGCTTTGAGGATACGGTCGGGCGAATGCCAGTTAGCGCCAGATTCATCGCAATCCTTCTCATATGCATCTGGGTCCATTGTGCATTTTACGTTCTGTAAGACAAGATTTTCGTCTTCAGAAGCAATAATGGTTTTAGTTCTGTTCAGGATAGCCTCGCCTTCAGTCTTTCTCCAGTTTTCCCATCTTTCATAATCAGTTATCATATCCTTTTCCTCGTTTCGTTAATTTTTTGATCAGATTTTTCCAATCAAGGTTTCGTTATTAGGATTTTGCATAAGCAAAAGCCGTAAGCAAAAATTAGGCATACCTCACAACGTGAATCTGCTAGCTAAAACGGCTATAAGAAACCATGTATGTCAAAAAATTGTACGAGGAAAAATAGCCCAGAGTTTCCTCTGGGCTATATGAAATTCATCTTGTTTTGTTACTGTTTATTTAGTTTGACGAGATTCGTAGTCAAACAGGATTTGAGTGATAGTATCTATCCATGCGTGTACGAATTGATAGTCATCTTGAATCATTTCAACAAAGTCGTTTTCTGAGCAAACGACGTGGTTGAGTAAATGTTGTTGAATACAACGATTCTGCAGACGGTACATTCTCTTGGCAACAGCCAGGATTGCGTCTGCATCGTTGAATTTATTTTGTATGTTATTTAACATACTAACTGTTTGGCACGCATAAACCGTGTCGATGGGCGTGAAGTGAATTTTCAACTGTTGCATATGCTTATCCTCCTTGATGCAATACAATGATTTAGTCTTTTTTCAGAGCAAGATGAATCCCATTCACTATCTAGCAGTGAGAATTTTGCGTAAGCAAAATTGGAGGAAGAGCGGATATCAACCATGTCGCAACGCGAATCCGCGAATTTTATCGAACAAGAGATTGTGAATGGATGTTAAAAAAATCCCCTGAAGTGCCGCGCGATGCGACGCTTTGTTATGGGGACACAAAAATACTTTTTTGAATTTCGGGTACAAAATATGTCCTTAGTAATACTAAGTACATGATTTTTATAATGATCGCTTTTTATAAGAAAAGCGAGAATGACTTTGTGAAACCGTGGCTGAAAAAAAGTCCCCGATACCTTCGTATCATTGGGGACTCAAAGAAAGACACGCGAACTTGTTCGTTACGCTGTTCGCTAGCGCTGTCCTATTTGTTTTACGCAGTGACGGACGAATTGAAAATGTCGACGCCATAAGTAGCAAAAAGGCGGAGTAATGACTGCAACCACATTTGAAAGATCGCAAGGCCGCTTGAGGCGGATAAACTGGGCGCTTTTGGCGAAAAGACAAACGAAAACAAAAGAGGCTGTGGTGTATCACCTCACGATTTAGAAGTTACGCAATTTTTTAAGAAATTGCGCAAATAAGCCCCTGCATAAACAGGGGCAGTTGTTAGTTATTCGAAACAAATGAAGGATCAATAGTCGTAATCATCATCAGCCATATCCATAATTGTATGATAATGCGACGTTTTGTTCTTTGGAAATTCATTTGTTTTGAAGTGTTCGCTTTCAGTGATTTCCTCAGGAATCATGTAAGCATCCTTATTGGGATATTTAAGGAAATCGCTATAAGGGGGAACAGGCGGCAAAGGATTGTT